TATATTCCCTTAGTTAAAAACGTTTGGTTGTTTCCTCAACCTATGAGACTATTATCTCACAATTCAGGTCCAACGACAAATTAAATAAACTGAAACAAATCAACAACTTACGATGCCTTGGTCATCACGAATCCCCATCGGTTATAGTCCGACAGACTCCATGCGTCGTGTCCCTCGACCTCGACCCTGTTCTCGTGCTCGTTTCGATAGACATCGTGGAGGACGCGGGGAGATCGCTCGAGACCACAGTTGAACGCGGACATCTGGATACCCTTGGCGTCTACCAATTGAGACCAGATATACTGCCCGCCCCGACTCTGCAAACCTCCGGTGACGAGGGTGATCCCCCGTTGAACTAATTTCTTGTAGATCTTGGGTGCCAGTTTGAAACCTTGGTACTTGGAGTCGACGTTGACCATCTCCACAGAGTAGGTGTCTCCCACCTGCCTCTTCAACTGGATGGTCATGATTCGACGAGTGTATGACTCGTCAAAGAGAAAGACCTCGACCTGCTTCCCCGCATACTCCGAGGACTCATCATAGAAGACAAAGTCTTTGGCGTAGATGTGGATGTCTCGGATGCGCCCGATGCGGTCTGCTGGGTCCAGTCTCTTCCTACTGATCGTGCCCAGTCGTGCTCGCTTTTCGACGTCGACTCCGAACATTAAGACAGACCCCGCAAGGATAGGATCCGAGTGCGACCCACATACTTCTTGCGCCCTACCGCACGCATCTGTAGCACCTTTGCCTTTCTCAGCAAACTCCGAACACCTCGGTGCTCTCGGGCAGGTTTGATGACCCGCTTGAACTTGAGGTTGAGAATGGGTGAGTTGCCCGCAAGAGCATACTCCGTGTGGATGACACGCCAGTCCCACTGTGCGGGATTACGTGCGTCGCGACGGTCTTGAAGTTGCTCTAGATTGATCGCCATAGTCCTTACTCCTCATTCACAATAGAGATATTATCTCATATTTGAGGAGCAAAGACAAATGTAAGAAACCTGAATAGAATCAGTAACTTAGCATCGCCCGAAATTGAACGAGATGGCGATCCTTGTCTTGCCGTCTTCCACCTCTTTCTGTGGGCGCACTTCGTGCTCTAACCATGCTGGCCAGAAAAGCATATCCCCAGTGCTGGGGTGGTGGTTGTGGAACAAACCGTCTGGTTCGATCCTCGGTTCGGAGTGCATCTGGGTGACCAGATTGGGCGAGCGAAACCTGATAGGCGCACTATGCTCATCGGCATATGGATAGTAAGTGCCGGCGATGAGAGTGTTCGGGTGGGTGTGTAGGCAGTGGTCGTCGTTCTTGTCATAGACAGAGAACCAGAATGACAACTTCTCTTCGGGGACACCGTAGTTTCTTTCTTTCAGAAATAGATCACCGCCTGCCACCATAGCACGTCTCATCTGACTTCGATACGGCATGCTGTTGGTGATGTGGTCGTTGAACTCTGAGTTATAGAAACTGGTGTACTCGTCCCAACCTGAGAACTTTTCCCTAACGTGATTCGCTATCTCTTCGTGAGGAAGGTCGACCCGAGTCTTTAAGATCGGAGTCGGCCAAAGATTCCTCATTTCGAAATGATTAATCATCATCAAGACCGAGGTCGTGGACGTGAAGTGCGATGATGGCATAGTGTACAACTTTCATCAGGTCAGCACGATTCTTGCCTGCCTTCTTGCCATAACGCTGGGTGTACTTCAGTATGTTACCGAGGCAGAAACCCTCTCCGTGTCCACCGTCGATGATGAACTCGGTTGCTTGGAACTTGTTCTTCGAGTAGTGCTCACCGTATGTCTTATCGACATATGCCTTGAGTTCTTCGAGGATGCGGTCTTCGCTGTACTTGTAATCTATCTCAGTCTTCTTCGCCATCAGAAGTCGTCTCCTTGTCGGTATTGGGTGCGGATGTCTGCCAGTGGGTCAAAGTCTGCATTCTGCTTTGACTTCGCGATTGCCTCTTCTTCTCCGTTTACCACTCGCTCCATGAAACCGATCAGAAGGTTTGCCATAGAGACACCTTCTTCCTTTGCGACTTCTTTGAATTGACCGTGGAGGTATTCTGGGACACGAATGTTAAACAACTTCGTGTTGCCCTTCTTGTACTCTGACATTACTTCACCAATGTTATGATAATTAAAATAAACAGGAACAGGTTCGTGAAGAACAGTTCCAATGCTAGGAGGGTGTGATACCAGACCCAACGCGCCTGATAGACTTTGTCTACTTCTTCGTTGTCTGTGTCGGGGAGTTTGTTGACAATGACTTGGTCAACTGGATTCTCTTCAATGGGTCGCTTCATTGCTGCCTCTGCCTTGGTGCTCAGAGTTTCCTTCACTTCCTTCATATCCATCATCTCACTCCTTGGGTTGCCCACCACGTTGGTGCAGACCTACCCTTGTTCCAAGTTGCAAATCTTTTCTTGTCCTCTATATAGAAGTTCCTGTAAGACTCTACCACGTTGATGACACCGTCAGGTCCACGCACCACGCAATGTGGGAATTGTGCCATAGCGAGTTTGATTGGGGTCGCCGGAACATCGGGGATGTTGTCAGGTCGACGCGCCAGTATCTCTTTCATCACTGCTGTCTTGGGTAGTTTCTTGTGGCGACGCTCGAACTCGTTGAGCAGTTCTACAAAGTGGGCATAGTGCCAGTCGTAGTTCTCAGCAGACTCCATAGTCCAGAGAGTGGTTGGGTGCTTGGGGTGGACTGCCAAGTACATCTCAGTCTCGCGCTCGTCGTCGAGTTTCCAGTGCTTCTTGACACGGAGTTTGCCCGACTTGAGGTAGACCATGTTGCCTTGCTTGTCCGTGCTCGGGACAACCCCCACCGTGCCGTCAAGCAGGCGGTGGGCAGTGGACAGCATCTGGGCAGACTCAAGGTACATCTTCTGTGCGTGCTGATCGCACTGCACTCTTGCTGATTCGATAGGGCAGGGTCTGCCCTTGGCGTCGTATTCTATGGGGAAGATATTCATAATATAATTCTCGCTCAATTGTTACTCAAAGTCAACCATTAGGTGTACCGCCTTGGGTATACCATCCTTCTTCGTGCTTGCGGACAACTTCGGTCGGATCTGCTATGTCGTCCTCAACTACAATTGTCTCATAATCAGACAGTTCTTCGTCTTCTGGTATATCCAGTTCGACTTCAACTTCTTCTACCGTCTCTACAAATACAGGCAGGGGATCGTCTACGGTCACCACATTGTTCGGGTCGACCTTCAGGTTGCCGTCGTCGTAGAACATCTTGCTGGTCTGTTCTCTACGAAACTCGGTTGTTGCCGCTAGGAGCAGGACAACTGCCAGTGGATCGAATACAAACACCAGAAGCATAATGACGAACCGCACTGCCTTGTCGAAGTTATCCTCTGCGTTCTCCTCTCCGTATATCAGTTCTGCGATATACTTGAGCGGACCAACCTCGACCTCAATCTGCAACTGCTTCTGCTTGCCGTAGTCCAACTGCTTGTTGAGCGTAATAACCTCGTCAGTCGCCTCATCAATCTGGGCGTTGAGTTCTGCCCGTTCTTCTTTCTGTTCCTTCCGGACTGCCATCGCCCCGTCTTTGCCACGGATACGATCATAGTCGATGAGCGTTTGGACCTGCGCGTCCAGCTGGGACAGCACAGTCTCCGCATCGTCGATGACCCGTTGCTTTCTTTCGATCCTTCTTTCCAGTGCCTCGGATGCGATCTCTTGACCGCCTGTGGCAGAGATAGAATGTTCGAGGTGTGCTTTGGATAAGAACCCGAAGATGCCCAGAGAAGTTATCAGCATCAACACAATCACCGCTGATGTCAGATACCCTCTCATCCACCATGGACTCGCATTCCAGTTAGCGTGCAACCATGCAGCGGTGACCAACTTACCAACCTCAAGCACCCCACCCATGATGGCGATAGGCACCGCCGACCCAGAGAAGATTGCTATGAGACCTGCTATACTATACCAAGCAGCGACCCCAGCAATGGAGAGTGATGTTCCGAGTGTGATGTATTTCATATGCTCACTGCCTGTAGAAGATGTGTTTGTTTACTTGCATCACCTTGCTCATAGTATGTGCCCAGTATGGAGTGACCCGTTCTGCATGGTACCACATAGAACCGTGCGTGATGTCGTCTCCTTCCAATCGGTAGAATACAGCAGCAGCAATCGACATAGAATTCTTCCATGCATTAGACTGCTTGTCGACGATCTCTGGTTTACCGTCACAGTACCAACTAAACTGGCACCTGTTTATCGCAGGAACCAGTTCGCCCGTTCGCCAAGACTTGACATACTTCGTCTGTTTGGTGACGCCACAAACCGAGTCTGGAAATCGCGAGGACTTGACTCGGTTCATGGTGACATGCCCGACAGCGAACATACCCGAAACACCTTCGCCTCTTGACTCGTGGTAGATATTCTCCGCGAGGCAAACAATCTCCGATTCATCTGCATCGCCATAAGCGAATGACAGCGAGGGGAGTAGCAAGAGGGCGAGAAAGAACATTATTCGTCGCTAGATGACTCAGCGATCATACCGATTGCCTTTAGGTCTTCCATTTCAGAAGAGATATTTAGTACTCGACCGTCTGCGAGAATGATAGACATCTTCTGGAACAATGCGCGGATGCCGTTCTTGTAACCCTGCGAACCTTTGGGATAGCGAGGGTCAGCACCCATCTTGAAGTACACCTTGATGACTTCACCGTACAGGCGGTCGCTATTGTTAGCAGGCGACCAAGATACCTTGCGACCTACAACGTCGACTGGTGATGGGATAACTTTCTTCTTTGCTGTTGCCATGATAAAATTCCTTCTCAATTAATCGTTTAATAAAACTTTTGCGTCAGACTTCTGGATGAAGTTGCCGGTGTTCATAGAGTCGCCCGTTCGGACATAATACTCTTGTTGGGTCTCGTAGATGACCTCAAACACTTGACCAACTGCGTGCTCATACCAGACAAGACTCGCTGCTGGTGGTTTTGTTACGACTACTTTCATGACATGAATGCCTCTAATGAATTGTAGGATCTATTGTCCCATGGATTTGCGGCAACCGGAGTCACGAACTCGACAGGAACCTCTTCCCGCAACTCCTTGAACGACCGGTGCTTCTTACTGAACGGTGCCATCTTGCTGAACTTCTCCCACACATCGCAACCTTCCTTGCGGTATGCGATCAGTCGACCACCATGTCCACCCTCGACCAGATAGTCGTGTTTGGGTACGGTGTACTCCACTTTGGTGAAGTTCGTGGTCTCTCTCAGAATCTTTAGTTTCACAGTGGGGTGTCCCATGCTTGCGCACAAACATCTTGTCTGCGCTCTGACCAGATATATGCCATACCGAATTCGTCTCGGTGATTCTTGGTGTACCCTGACTTGTAACCGTGCTCGTCGAAGATACCACGACCCTTCTTGATCACCTTAACAGGATCGTCCCATTGGATGGTCTTACAGGGTACAGTCTCGAGCATTTGCTCTCGGGTCAGCGCGTCGGTGAAGTAACATTGCATCATACCATTTCTCCTTACAGGTAGTTTGGACCAGTCCAGCGAACATCATACTCTTCGAAGATGTTGCCGCGTGCTTTGTTGGTGGCGGGTGATGCCCAAGATGCTGCCTTCAGGATGTCACCACACTTGAACTTTGGACCGTCTGCTAACACGACGAAACCCCAGACGCACTGCTGACCGCCCTGACTCTTGGTGATGCGGAGATACTTACGACCACCGTCGCGGTAGATGTTGTTGCGGAAGTCGTCGAAGTCGTTGGCGCTACTGTAGTCGCCCCGTGCTCTCCATTGAGCGTAGTCGGTAGCAGCGGCATCAAGTAGGTTATCAACAGCGGTATCAAATTCCATATTACTTTCTCCTCAATTCAGATACTATTATCTCGTATTTGACTACCAAAGACAACAATGAAAAACTTGAACAGAATCAATAGGTTAGGAGATACTCGGATATATCGGATATGTCCTGATCGGACAGGTTACTTGCCTGAGACTGCATGAGAGGATTGCCCTCTCCATCTCGGAAGGATCGCAGGGAGTCGGCGACGTCCCTGCCTTTGAGGTGTGGTCCTATGCCACCCTCGTGGCACCCAGCACATACTCGGTACTTCGCCTCGCCTCTGGTCATGGGTTCACCACAACCGGCGAGGAGGACGAGGAGCAGGACGCTAGTTCGGATGATCACACTCTTGCTCTGACTGACGGAACAGACCGTCTTCGACATCGCGCAGGTTGTTCTTGACCCCACGTGCATCCAAGCACATGACAACAAGATCCATCGCCGCTAGGATGTACAACCCAGACCAGACCATGACACCGCAGTAGCATAGTCCGGCAAGGCAATTCATAGAGAATCCCCAGACTCGTTTCCGAGCGAGGTGAGAGGTCATATGTAGACGCGCAACCACCACCAACCCGAAGATCAGTATCTGTATTGCAACCTTGATTTCTTCAGTTATTTCCATGTCAGAACCATATTTGTATTAGTGATGAACCCAACAGGCAACCCATGACTCCGTTGAGGAGGATGAGTGCTCGGTCGTTCCACATGATAGAGACAGATGTCCAACCGATAGTTGCGATGAACCCGATAGTGATGTCCCACTCTCGGTACTCTGGTCCAGCGGAACGGAACGCCACGCTGGTCAGGATGAGGATAGTGGACAACCACTTGAGATACCAGTCGGCACCTTTCTTCTTGGCAGTTACGTGAGTCGTCGTCATATCTTAATCCACATCTCGCCGTAGACTTCATCGTGTGGACCCATGTACATGATCAAGTCCATTGTCCGAGACATGGTCTCCCAGTCCTCTGTGGCAAAGAAGTTGTGTAGATGCCCCATGGCGGTGGGGTCGACCCTTACAGTAAAGAACTCCATTAACTCACACTCTTGATTAGTGCTGGGCGTTGCTGCCCGTTGACGTCGATGAAGATTATATCTCCAGGGAAGCGAAAAGTCTCAGGGAACTCCTTCTTGTGGAGTGTACGGGGACGCATCTTCCCGTTCTTCATTACAGAGACTTCATAAACTACGTGCTTCAGTGTTACTAACATATTCATTTCCTTAACTTATGAGACTATTATCTCGCAAAAAGCGGACAAAGACAAATTAAAAAAACTGAATGAAAACAACAACTTACGTTTCGGGAACCTGCCTGCGCTTCTCGTTGACGTGGTACACAAACCAACCTGTCATGATATACTTGGTTTGGTCCAGTTCGGGGCAGGACATATGGGGGTGGGTGTATGCTGCTGGCCAGATCGCCAGTCGTCCCGCCTTGGGAGTGAGGATAGCATTATGCATAGGAAATTCTGTACCACAATGCTCTGGTAGGTCATTCAGGTAGAGACTGTAGACACCAAACCTTCTGGCGCAGGTTGGGTCGTTACCCTGCTCGAAGTGGGGAACACAGAACCCGCCACCTGGAGGTGTGCGCTGGAGTTTGAGATCAACCTCCTCAAGATCTTGCCACCAAGTCTGGTCGTGCAGACCGGTAATGTCGCGCATGTATGATTCGAAACGAGGTTCGAGTTGCTTGATGAACTCTTCTTTGTAGACCTCAAGAGATTCATACTGTTGCATCGCGATCGCTATGTCTATGCGCTTCTCGTTTGAGCGAAACGAAACACCATTGCAGTCCTCGTCTTCGTGAGACCCATTGATGCGCTTCGCCTCTGCTTGCTCGATCTTTTGATCAAATATGGAAACGACACCGTCGCACCACTCTCGTGACACGACGTTATCAAATACCGCAATAGATTCGCCCAGTTTGATCATTAGTATCTGGTCACTCCGGATACTGTGTTCTTGTAGACATGAGTGAATCCTTTTGGTTCAAGGTCCAACTCCAACTGAGCAGGTTCCTCTTCAGCGAATCCCCATTCCTCAGGACAGAAATCAAGAGAACCAGTCGGGCGCGGACCAACCTTACTGTCGTCTGCCACGATACCATCGGATTCTTTGATGAAGACTCCGTCAACCATGGTGCCCTTCCGATCCTTAATGTCTTCCCATGCTTGATCAAGGCACGCGGTCATTGTCACACCATTGCGTTCAGCAATATTGATGAGGACGACCATCATGTCTCCGATGTCATCTCGAATATCCTTTCCCTTACAGATATTATCAGATAACTCTCCTGCTTCTTGAATCAGTTTCATATACTGATCCTTATCTGTAGCACCGTGAATAAGGTTCCGGTCATAGTGCCACTGCTTTACTTTCTCTGTGAGAGTGATCAGGTCACCATTCTCCATCTTATACTCTCGTGTCTTCCTGCTCTGTGACATATTACCTATTTCCTCCTGCCGTCGTTGTCTGTCTGCCGATCCTGCCGGTTCCGTTTGAAAACCCACCACGCGCTATAATGCTCAGTGCTTGCATGCCTCGTTACAGTAGTATTCCATGAGGTCTGACCGATCTGCCTCGATGTGGTCGTCTAGTTGCTCAGTGACGCTTGACTCTGTTTCTGCGATAAGATCCTTCAGAACCTCGACCGCGTCGCGAAGACGGATCTCCTTCGGAGAGAGGTTGTCGTTGCGAGTCGTCTGTGGTACTGGACCCAGTTCGATGCATAGATGATATAATGCTTCACGCGGTGTCATAAAGTGTCACTCCTCTGTAGTGTGGGGTCTAACGAAATCCTGCATGGCAGTAGTATAGTTTCGTAGATGAGTAGCGCCCTCATATAACTCTGAGTCAAACTGCACTGCTCGGTTGGCAAATACGTGGTCTAGGGTGTCGCTCAAAACACCCAATACGGCAGATAGAGAGATCCAATCACTGTAGGTGGGCAAATCGTCATCCTGTATCTCGCCTAGCAACCCTTTTAAGTTCTCCAGTAGTGCATCGTAGTCACCACCTAACAACCCGTTCCAGTCTACTGGTTCATAGTCTTCCATCGGGTTTGTGTTATGCTTGAGTCGGAACTCGTCTAGTGATACGACCTTTCCATCTGAATCTTCTTCGCTCATTCGTTACTCCCTATGACTCTCATTGAACAGATTGCCTGTAGGTTAATGTAAGTCTTGTGGGGCGAGACAACCCACTCATCAATATCGTCTTTGTTGGTCTCTAGAGTGAATTCGAATGCTACAATGTATCGGAACGTAGAGTCTTCATTATAGAAGACATCCTTTGCTCTATCGTACATACTCTCATATATACGAAAACGTGTAGGAGTCTCCCCATACATGAAGTGAACCAATACATCGCGATACCCACCTAGTGCGGGTCGAGACTGTGATCTTCTATCAAACATTATCATACTCCATCATACACTCTATTCTACACATCCTGTGCGGTATAGCAACCTTTTCGAACAATAATTTTTCTCGCAGAAAATTTTTTTAATCCATCCGTTTCAAACATCATGGAGGTTAGGGGGAGGGGTCACTCCGAGTAGTCCGGCGTGGTCCGTGTCGCATTGTCGGGGATCCTAAACCTTTACCCCATAATCGCTAGGAGTCCCGTAAAAACCAACGGGGGGGGGGTCTACCTTTAGGGGAGGGGCACCACGCACCACTCAGTCCCGACTGAAGTACCACTCAGCGACAGCACCAGTGGCACAGATCACCATGGCGAATGTTAACAGATCCATTAATTCTTTTGTTTCCATTACTCTATCCTTAGTGACGATTCAGTACTGGATCGACAGTAATTAGTGACGATTAAGCACACAGGGTTCACCTGCTTCCTTGCGTCCACTCTTACATATACACTCTAAGGGTGCCTCAGGATGGTCTTCCCAGCAGTGTATTACTTTCTTCTCTTCTTCTGCACTCTCTACTGCAATTAGATGAGGAACTTGTGTTTCTCTTCCAATTGAATCTGCTTGGCGAACTAAGAAGAATGTGAGCACTAGTGTTATAAGCACACCGCCGAGTAGGAAATACTCAATCATCTTCTGGTCCCGCCATGCCATTACCAATGGTTGCAATAAGGTGGGCGAGAATGACCGTGAGTACGAAACTCCCGACCACTATCCCCACCACTATTAGAGTGCCCATTAATCTTCTTCTTTGCTCTGGTCAATGGACTCTTTGATGAACTTCTTGAGCGCCTCTTCACCGCCAAGACACTTGATGGGGAGTTTAAACTCTTCTTCCATCTTCTCTACTAGGTTGCGCGCAGACAGAACATAGTAGTCCTGTGGGTGCAGAGGGATGCTCGTCGCCTTACCCGTCTCAACCCAGCGGGTCATGCGAGTGTGGAGAGGAGTCTTATAGTAGAAACTGTCAACATTGGTGCTCATAATTATCTTCCTGTGTTTGCTTCATCAAATTCGTAGAGGATACCGAAGATGGTATCATATGTTTCTCTTGCATGCTGGAGAGCAATACGATGCTCCTCAGTGTGGGAACGTTTCCAGTTCCTTTGTGCGATCTCGAGTCGTGCTTCAAACGTTCCCTCGAGATGCGCCGTTAATGCGGAAGTGGTAATCATATTGCCATTGCTAACATGATGCCAAGGGTAGCGCCCATTGCGCTTGTTACCAGAATACCAATTGCGAAATCTTTCATTTCTTTCTCCAGTGCAGGTTGGGTCGTTCAGTTCAATCTAACCCTTTCAGGGTTCCAGTCGACGCGGAAACATTCAGTTAGTTTAGTCCTTACGGATCCAGTTGTTTCCTCAACCTACAAGACTATTATCTTACAATCCACTACCAAAGACAAATGTAATAATAGTGAACAAAATCAACAACTTAGTACTGTTGCCCCGTTCTTCTCTCCTCTAGAGTATCCAACTCCGAGAGTATGGAACGCAGCACTTCCAATCGAATGCGAGTGTTCGAATGAACAGTCACACCATCACCCACGAGGATACGAATCCTCATCTGTAACATGTCGCGCAGGTACTCCAGATCCTTACAGCAAGGATCTCTCATAGGGCGTGGAGTCATTCCCCGAATGCCTTCGCCATCTTATCCTGCTCGTCCAGTTCCTTCTGGATAGCATTCTGCACTATGTTCATTGCCGCCTGTAGACCAGTCCATTGGTGGCGAGCGTTCTGCTTGGCAAACTTCTTCGCGAGATCTAACTCGTCACGAACAGTCAGTAGTGTGTACAAATCATTCATAAATTACTCCTCAACAGAGAGACTATTATCTCTCTTATTGGTAGCAAAGGCAAAAGTATTTTCTTTAATAGAATCAACAGGTTACAGTATGGAGTTCTGCGAGTTCGCCACAGTACTTAAAGAATTCCTCCAGAGAACCCATGTTCTCGATCACAGTGTCGACAGTGAATTCGCACATCACATCTGCCTCCACAAAGTCAAAGTTAGGACTTCCATTCACGATATTCGCCGGATCATTCACCGCACGACGAAACTCTTCTGCTACAGCATTACGAAAATTCATTACGCAGACTCCTTCTCTTCAGAGAGTAATTCGAACAAGACATTCTGGGCAGCGATTCCCCAAGCAAACTCTTTAAAAGTTTTGGTTGCTTCATCACCTAGAGAACCCTTGTACTCGTTATGAAGATGCTTGATTTCTTCCCAAGCACGTGCGTCCCAACCAGTAACCTTACGTTCGATACGGGCAAAGATCTCGTCGTTCATTTCAATCTTCATATGTGTAACTCCTTAACCAGAAACACTATTATCTCTTATAGAGGGAGCAAAGACAAATGTGTTTTCTGTAGGGGAATCAATGACTTACAGTAGGGGTAGGGGCGAGTGGTGTGTGAGTGGTAGGGGGTGGCACGATGGTGTTGACATATTAGGGGAAGATA